ACTTCAGGTTAAACTTCCACCCAATGCGCCGAAACATCGCGTGGAAGGAAAAAGACATGACAGACAAAAAGCAGGCCGCGACCAAAAACAAGGGTGGTGGCACATCCACATACAACCCAGAGATCGCACGAATAATGTGTGAGAAGCTCAGTGAGGGAATACCACTGAGACAGATATGCAGGGAGAACGAAGGATTCCCAGCATGGAGGACGGTGTATGACTGGATGCGGAAAGACCCAGACTTAGCCACAGCCATCGCACATGCGCGTGATGTTGGTTACGACGCCATGGCCGAGGAATGCTTGGACATCGCCGACAACGCTGGGAACGACTGGATGGAGCGCCTTGACGCTGAGGGCCGTCCCGTAGGCTGGCAGGTGAACGGTGACAACATCCAGCGCTCCAAGCTACGGATCGAGACCCGGCTCAAGCTTCTGGCGAAGTTCAACCCCAAGAAATACGGCGACAAGGTTGTTCACGCTGGGGATGACGTGAACCCGGTGATCATCGAAAACAACCACAATGTCTTCGGTGAGCTACTCAAGAACCTCAAGATGCAAAGGCAGTCCGAGCAATGACCGAACCATTCCCCGTGGCTGAAGCCGAGGCCAAACCTTGCCCATTTTGCGGCGACAGAAGAATGACCGTGTACCAAGGCGACACCTACCGCTGGCGTGTGGCCGTCTGCAATTCCTGCGGGGCACAGGCACCTGACGTGCGGTGCACCATTGGTGAGGGACAGACGCGGGAACAGGCGCTTGCCGACGCCAACAAACGCGCCATTGACGTATGGAATGAACGAGCATGAAATACCGCCAAAAGCCCGTGGTAATAGAAGCCACACAGTGGTTCAAGCTGGGCGACCACCCTGCCGTGCGTGACGGCGACTACCCATATATTGACACCCCAGAGCGAGATATTCTGGTCGAGCCCGGAGACTGGATCATCACTGGAGTCAAAGGTGAGCTTTTTACCTTCAAACCCGACCTATTTGAACTGATATACGAGGCAGCAGAATGATCCACTTCATCAAAGAGGGCGACATCCGCCGAGTCGGCCTGAACCTTTACCGCGCCGCTGGCGGCTTTGTGGCCGTGTGGGCATGGTACGACGTTGTTACGCACACCATGTCCCACCGCCGCTTCCGCCTGCGCCTGCACATCAAGCCATGGATCGTGCGGTCGTCTGGGCACTTCAACGTCATCGACGAGTACCTGATGATGCACCGCCTTGCGCTTGTCCAGCGCGAGGTGCTGGAAGACCTAAGCCTTTTGGAGGCGGACATCAAGAGCATCAACGAGTCCTACGCATACATCAAGCCCCAATGAGTGCTCTTGAAGTCGTCATGGAGGACGAGAAGACCCAGAAAGAGTTCACCGCCCTCACCCCGCACCAGCAGATCGTCTTCAACTGGCAGTTCAAGTGGCTGAACGAACAGGCCCTGAAGCACCAAATCGAGCCCGCAGGCGACTGGTGGAACATCTGGCTGCTGCTGGCCGGTCGAGGCGCAGGAAAGACCCGTGCAGCGGCTGAGACGCTGGCAGCTTGGGCATGCGAAGAGGCTGGCACCCGGTGGCTGGTGTCGGCTCCAACGTCCGGCGACTTGAAGTCCACCTGCTTCGAGGGTGACTCCGGCCTGCTCAAGGTCATCCCGCCCATGCTGGTAGCCAAGTACAACTCCAGCCTGCATGAGATCACGCTGGTCAACGGAAGCCTGATCAAGGGCATCCCCGCGTCAGAGCCTGAACGCTTTCGTGGCCCGCAGTTCCATGGTGGGTGGCTGGACGAGCTGGCCGCATGGGAGTACCTGCGCGAGTCGTGGGACATGATTCAGTTCGGCATCCGTCTCGGAACCCGCACCAAGCTGATCTGCTCCACCACACCCAAACCCAAGGACGTGGTGCTGGAGCTGATCGACCGTGAAGGCGACGACGTGACCATCACGCGGGCCAGCACGTACTCCAACATCAAGAACCTTGCGCCCAGCTTCCAAAAGCAGATTCTCCAGTACGAGGGCACCAATCTGGGGCGGCAGGAGATTCACGCCGAGATCATCGACCCAGAAGAGGGCGGCATCGTCAAGCGCGAGTGGTTCAAGCTCTGGGGCGCAGGCAAACCCTTTCCCAAGCTGGAGTACATCCTCCAGTCCTACGACTGCGCCACCAGCGACAAGACCATCAACGACCCCACTGGCTGCATCACCTTCGGGGTGTTCAAGCCACTGGACGGCGGCATGTGCGTCATGATCCTTGACTGCTGGCAAGACCACCTCCAGTACCCGCAGCTACGCCCCAAGGTGATCGACGAGTTCGAGGTGGTGTACGGCGAAGGCAAAGGGAAGAAGCGCGTGGACGTGATCCTTGTTGAAGACAAGTCCGCCGGTATCAGCCTGATTCAGGACTTGCAACAGGCCAGCCTGCCGGTGATTGCCTATAACCCCGGCCGAGCTGACAAAGTGCAAAGGCTGTCCATCGTTGCCAACATCATCAAAGCCGGTCGCGTTTATGTTCCGGAGTCCAGCGCCAAGCCCGGCTTTGTGAAAGACTGGGCCGAAGGCTGCGTGAGCCAGATATGCTCATTCCCAGAGGGCACCGTCCACGACGAGTTCGTTGATTGCATCAGTCAGGGCCTGCGCTACCTGCGCGACGCGGGCTGGATCAGCATCGACTTCCCCCGTGAGGATTCGGTGGATGAAGACGACATCTTGGACGCTGATGAGTACAACCAACGCGTCCGATCCATGACCAACCCTTACTCGGCTTGAGTGGAGTCGACTCCACCTTACAGGAAACTTACAATGCTACTGAAGCCCACCATCACCTATGGGTGCCACAACCGACGAGAGTTTGACCATATCGTGGCCGTTCAAGATGGCTGGTATCAAAACTTCATGAGCGGCTGGACACGGGAGGCCAGCATGAAGTCCATCCCCTTCACCATGGCCCGTGACTGCCAGTACACCAAGACCGCTCTCGGCCAAGCCGACTCCAAGTGCCAAGGCTGCAAGCATAGACTTGACATCTAGTCAAAGGTATGATCGGGGAAACTTCCCACGAGGGCGCACATGGCACAACAACCGACTGGCGGCAGCGCCAAAGATCAAGCACTCCAACGCATGGCGGCAGTACGCCCTGAGTTTGAAGCCAACACCCGGATGTTTGAGCAGTACAAAAAAGAGGCCGCAATGCGCCCCAATGGTGAGCCGTTCTATTCTTTCCCTGAGTGGAAGGAGCTACGCGGCATGATGCCCCACTTGCCCAAGCTGGCTGACGGCGGTACCACTGACCTCGACGCCATGAAGCTGGCGCTGATGAACAAGGGCGGCACAATGCCCCAACACGAGCGCGACGCCAATCTTGAGAAGTTTTTGAAGGACAGTGCCGTTAAAGACCGGCTGTATCACGGCACCAGTGCAGCCTTCAATCAGTTTGACCCCAAAAAAATAGGATCATCCACAGATGAGGGTTGGCTAGGTCATGGTCATTACTTCACCACAGACCCCAGTGTCGCCGGGGTATATGGCAGCGCGGTAATGCCAGTGCATATATCTGCCAAAAATCCTTACGACATGAATGGTCAGAATTTTAGTAAAGTCATCAAAGAACATGGCGGCCCAAAGAAATTTAGCGAATGGCTGGAGAAACAGGGCTATGACAGTGCAACCATGTGGTCACAATATATGGTTTTGCATCCGCACCAGATCAAGTCCGCCACCGGCAACCGTGGCACCTATGACCCAACCAATCCTGACATCACCATGAAGCGTGGTGGCACAATCAAGGATCACATCACCATCACGGAGCGCCCCCTATGAGCGGACTGTACTCACCCATCAATCGCGCAGCAGAGTTAATCACCCGCCCCAAGGGCACTGGCGCGGAGTACATGGCCGAACTCCAGAAGAAGCCCGGCTACAAGCCTGCTGAAGCCGAGGATCGTGACCTACAAGCCCTCATGGCGCTACCCCAGATGGAGCGTGCAGCCTTTATGGAGAAGCTCAAAGCGCAGGCCAACAAGTTCCCGCTCAAGATGCGTGAGCTGGAGGGGCAGCAAACCCGCCACGAAGAATACACGCTGCCCGGTGGCGAGAACTACCGCGAGATTCTGCTGCACACACCAATGCCAGAGGGACAAGGCTTTGAAGGCCGCTCACATCACTTCGGTGGCATGCCCAACATCCTCGCCAGCATTCGCGTGAAGGATCGCATGACGCCTGAAGGCAAGAAGATGCTGCACCTTGAGGAAATCCAGTCCGACTGGCACCAGCAGGGGCGTGAATCTGGGTATCACCCCAAGGACTTGGACAAGCAGCTCAAAGAGGTGGCACAGTGGAAAAAGCGCCTTGAAAAGACTCAATTTCTTGGCATGGACAAGTACGAGTACGCCGAGCACATGAAAGCCTTGGAGGATGCTGAGGAAGAGCAGAACAAGTTGGAGCAGCTCAAGGAAGAGGGCGTACCTTATGGCCCCCACGCCAAGGACTGGCACGAGCTGGCGCTCAAGGCCATGATCCAGCACGCCGCTGAGAACGGCTACGACCAGATCGGCATTACGCCCGGCGCAGAGCAGGCCAAGCGTTTTAGCCTCAGCAAGCAAGTTGGATCAGTGTCCTACGACCCCATCAATCGGCACTTCCAAGCCTTCAAGCCCAACCGCGAAACCATCACCAGCGAGAAGGGCGCAACACCTGAGCGCATCCAAGCCCTGATCGGCAAAGAAGCTGCGGCCAAGCTGCTGCAAGCGCCTCAGACCATGGGCCACCACTACCTTGAAGGCGAGAACCTTGACATCGGCGGCGAGGGCATGAAGGGGTTCTACGACCGCATGGTGCCCAGCTTCCTGAACAAGTTTGGCAAGAAGCATGGCGTGCAAGTGCAGCAGGGTGCAATTGGCACTGGTGAACACCGCGTGGTAAACGACGGCCATGCCGATCTGCCGCATCGCGTATCTGGCCCAGAAGGTTTTGTATCGCGTCACGCTACCCCTGAAGAGGCGCAAGCGCGAGCAGCACAACTGAACCAAGCACCCATCCACACGTTCGACATCACCCCAGCCATGCGCGAGGACATCCTCAAGAACGGCATACCCCGCTACGATGAAGGCGGGATCATTCACAAAGCAGAAGGCGGCAGCATGCAAGAACCATCCATCCACCAAATGCGCTCTGCGTTGATGGGTCGCCCCAACGTCACTAGCCTGAGCAACCTGACCTCTATCGGTGCCAATGAAGCGCCCAGCATGCCGGTCAAGACTTTCATCCAGCCCCACGGCAACCCAGACAATGGACAAATCCCCGTGGGTGGAGTCGATGAGAACGTGATGCAGCCCGGCCAGCAACTGATGCCGCAGCAGCCTCAGCAGCCCCAGCAGCCCGCCCACCCCCCACAAGCCGGTGCACAGCCTCAGCAAGGCCAGCCACAGCCGCCACAAGGGCCTCAGAGCAACATCCTAAGCCTCACCCCCCAAGGTCAGGCGATGGCCGCTATGCGCCCTGCTGGCATGGCTGATGGAGGTGGCGTGGAGGGTTACTCAGGCGGCAATAGAGTAAAGCCGCAATTTGCCATTGCGCCATCGACTCCAGTTGCCAAAAATCCAGAAAATTTTACGCCTTATGACCACTCCAATCCAACAATGAAGGGGTTGGCAACTGCGTTTGATGAAGCCATTTCACATCATTTAAGCTTGTCGCCTGAAGAAAAAGCGCAGAACAGCATACGTGCCGCAGAACGTGTGGCGGATATTGTTGGTCGCACTGGAAATGGAACGCCCAAAGATTTATTGGGCAAAAATGAGAAGCTACTCAAGTCTGAAGCTGGATATGATGGCGGCAAACCTGTAGAACTGCCCGATGGACGTGGCATTGAAACGACTGGGTTGGCTTTGGCTCCAGCGTACCGAGAAGGAAAATTTGATACATGCCCCAACCACCACTCATGCAAAAAAGAATGTTTGGGAAAAACATCTGGGAATTATTTCAAACTAGGCGGTGGACAAGATTTGGAAGAATTTCTTGGCCCTCGTCTCAACAGCTTAAAAAAGACCCATGCATTTATGCATGCACCGCATGATTTTGCAGTCAAGTTGCATGATGAAATTACGGACGCCAAAGCCATTGCAGCTCAAAACGGTAATCACCTAGGTGTACGACTGAATGTCTTGTCGGACATCAACCCCAGAGTTCATAAAGCCATCATCAATGCTCATCCAGATGTGACTTTTTATGATTACACCAAGAATAACACCGACCCAATCGCCTCCAATCATCATTACACCTACTCCAGCACCGGAGTAAGCCAGCCGGGCGTACACAATGAACATCAAAATTGGAAATCCATGCGTCGTCGTCTTGATCAAGGCGACAATGTTGCCATGGCTTTTAGCGACAAGCATCATTTGCCTGAAGAATTGCATGATCAAGAAACTGGAAAGCGTTACAAAATTATCAATGGCGATACCCATGATTTCCGACCCTTGGATTTGCAACCAGAAGGACAAGATGGGGTCATTGTTGGCTTAAAAAACAAAAAAGCTACTGGCACCACACAGAATGCCCATGCAGAATCAAATGGGTTTTTTGTCCACTATGATCCTCAGTTACAAATGGCACAAAATGCAAAAGGAAAGCCTGTGTACGCACGATCTAAGGCTGGAAGCAAAAGCATGTACGACACCATTCCGCAAAATCGCAAGGTTAGCATTCAGCCCCAGACACGATCACCCATTCAATTGACTAATGATGATGGAGAAGGCGTATGACCAAACAAAAATTGTCTGTGGAAGATTTTTACCATCAATTCCATGGGTTAGAACATCACAATGATCCAAATGAGTACACTAAACCCAAATTTCATTTGCACAAGCCTGCTGCCGCTTTGAAGCATAAAGGTTTGGATTTGCGTGCTTTACGAAATCACAAACGCAAGAAAAAAGTTGTTCTCCATAAAGATATGGACACCATGATGCTGGAACTCAGCCGCAAAAAAAAGGTTAAATGATGGCCGACATTGACGACACCCAAGACGACACCCAAGTAACCGAGAACGACGATGGCAGCGCCACGGTGGACATGCCTGATGTTCAAACCGAAGAGCAAGAGGACGGCTCGGCCATCGTAACCATCGAAGGTGGTGGCCCCCAAGACAACCCCGACTTCTACGGCAACATGGCCGAGTGGTACGACGACGGTGAGCTGGGCACGCTGACCATGCGCTACCTCGACATGCTTGAGATTGACAAGCAAGCCCGAGAGCAGCGCGACAAGCAATACGAAGAGGGCATCAAGCGCACCGGCATGGGCAACGACGCCCCCGGTGGTGCCACGTTCATGGGTGCGTCCAAGGTGGTTCACCCCGCCATGGCTGAGGGCTGCGTTGACTTCGCCGCCAAGGCCATCAAAGAAATGTTCCCGCCAGACGGCCCTGTCCGCACCAAGGTGCTGGGCAAGATGGATGAATTGAAGCAGGAGAAATCCGAGCGCAAGCGTGACTACCTGAACTGGCAGATCACCGAGCAGATCGAAGAGTTCCGCGACGAGCAAGAGCAACTGCTGACTCAGCTCCCACTAGGCGGATCGCAATACTTCAAGCTGTGGTTCGATGAGAAAAAGAAGCGCCCCTGCGTGGAGTTCTTGCCAATCGACCGCATGATCCTGCCGTTTGCAGCGACCAACTTCTACACCGCCCAGCGTGCTGCTGAGGTGCATGAGATCACCGAGTACGAGTTCAAGCGCCGCGTCAAGAGCGGCATGTACCGCGACATCAACCTAATCCAGTCCAACACCCAGCCCGAGCAAAGCAAGGCCCAGAAGGCCAACGACAAGATCGAAGGCAAGAAGTGGGAAGACAACCAAGACGGCCTGCGCGAGGTGTTCCACA